CCGATCCGGCAGCCCTGCCATCGGCCGTCAAGGCCCTCCTCTCTCCCCACCGCGTGCAGATCTACGGGTGACCCATGGACATCGGCCGCCTCGACAGGAGGGTTACGCTTCAGCGACCTGAGCGGACCACCGGCGGCGACGGGTCGTGGGTGGAGACCTGGGTGGACGTCGCCACCGTCTGGGCGACGGTGACCCTGGTGGGCGCAAGGGAACGGACGGCGGCGCCGCAGGTGCTGCCCGAGCTCACCGCTCGAATCCACATCCGCCACCGCGCGGACGTGCTGCCGAGCTGGCGGGTGCTCTACGAGGGGAAGGCCTGGGCGATCGGCGGGGTGTCGGAGCTCGGGCGGCGTGAAGGCCTCGAGCTCTTCGTGACGGCGGTGGGAACGAGCTAGGCGGCGGGGCGGGTGAGGAGGTCGACGCCGGCGCCGGCACCCAGGCCGAGCACCACGCCCTGGATCCCGAGGCGCCAGAGGTTCCCGTCGCCCCAGCCGATGGCCGCGAAGAAGACGGCCGGCGCGAGGGTGAGCCAACCCAGCCACCGCATCAGCACCGCGATCGGGGTCCGTCCACCGAAGAGCCAGCCCATCGTTCACCTCCACCAACAGTTTAGCCACTTGGCATCTGGGGTCAAATGAGCGTCCGAGTGGAGGTGTTCGGCCTCGACTCCATGATGAAGCGGCTGCAGGAGCTCGAGCCGAAGATCGCCAAGAAGGCTCTCCGGGTCTCCCTCCGCGTCATGGGGCGGGTCTACACCCGGGAGATCAAGAAGCGCGCGGGAGACCTCAACCTCGAGAAGGGCGCGCGGAAGATCCTAATGCGGTCGGTCTTCGCGCAGGTCGTCAACCGCCGGGGGAAGCTCCGCCTCTTGGTGCGGATCCGCAAGCCGGATCGGCGCTCCGACGTGCCGGGCGACCAGGCCGGGCAGGAGGCCGCGCGCCAGCAGGCGTACTACTGGCGGTGGGTGGAGTACGGCACCGTCAAGAGGTTCCGCGCGGTCCGCTCCCACTTCGAGCTCGGCAAGGTGCAGGTGAGCCGCGGCGAGGTGTGGGACAAGCGCGGGCAGAAGATGCGCCGCGCGACGACGTACCAGGCCTCGACGACGCGCAAGATCGCCGACTCGAAGGCCTACACCGGCTTCATTGCTCCGCAGCCTTTCGTTCGGCCGGCGGCGAAGGCCGCTCGCGAGCGGGCCCTTCGAGCGTTCGAAGCCGAGCTCTGGCACCACCTGAAGGAGGCGTGGGAACGTGGTTGAAGTCGCCCTCCGCACGATCCTCCTCGCCGACCCTGCGGTCTCGGCGCTGGTCGGGGACCGGATCGCTCCTTCGATGATCCCCGAGGACGCCTCGCTTCCGGCGCTGACGTACGTCGTCGTCGACGAAGAACCCGACGAGCACCAGGAAGGCCTCTCGGGGATCGAGACCGTCTCCATTCAGTTCAGCGCCTGGGCCGTCGGTACGCCCGCCGGGAGCGGCTACGCGACGTCCCGGAAGCTCGCCCGCGCCGTGCGCCGGGCCCTACACAGCAAGCGCCAGGTCGTGGGCGACGTCTCCCTCGAGGCGATCACCGGCGGCCGCGTCCGCACCGAGCGGCCGGAGGTCGACACCGACGTCTGGCACTCGTTCATCGAGTTCGAAGTCATCGCCCGGGTTGGGCAGTAAGGAGAAGCACCATGGCCGAAGTGGCATCGACCGCCGTTCCTTCGAAGGGGACGGTCATCAAGCTCAAGAACGGCGCGAGCTTCGTGCGTCTGGGCGACCTCACCGACGTCGAGATCCCGGGATTCGACACCGAGATCATCGACGCCACCCACCAGGAATCGCCCGGGATGATGAAGGAGAAGCTGGGCGGGTTCATGGACCCCGGCGAGATCTCGGCGACCGTGCGGTACAGGCCGGCCAGCTCCGAGCTCCAGACGATCTACGACAACGCCACGAAGCTCTGCGACTGGGAGATCACCTTCGCCGGCGGCGAGAAGTGCACCTTCAAGGGCATCCTCAAGTCGTGGAAGCCCTCGGCGGCGAGCGTCAACGGGCTCCTCGAGGGCGCCCTCGGGATCGCTGTCTCCGGGCCCCTGGCGTGGGACGAGGCGGAGTAATGATCGACGACTCGCGGGAAGCGCAGTTCCTCGGGGCGACCTACCGGATCGAGTTCGACCTGGGGTCGTTCCATGCGCTCGAGCAGGAAACCGGGATCTCGATCCTCGGTTCGGGGATCACGGACCGGCACCTACAGAGCGTGGGCCCGTTCCTGGCGATCCTCCACGCAGGCCTGCAGCTCCACCACCCTGACGTCACCCGCGCCCAGCTCGAGCGGATGAAGCCTCGGGAGGTGCGGGAGCTCAAGCCGGTTCTCATCGACGCCCTGCGCGTCGCCTCCGGGTCGGAGAGCGAAGACCTGCCGGAGGAGGAAGGCGAGGGCCCTCCGGAGGCCCAGCGCTCACCTGGCGCGAGCTCTGGGCCATCGGGCGCATTGAGCTCGGACTGACCGACGCCGAGTTCTGGCGCCTCACGCCGGCGAGCCTCGCTGCCCTGCGGCGGCAGGCGCGCCGGCTGCGCGAGGACCGGGACACGAAGATGGCGGTGATGGTGGCACGGGCGGTCTCCACCTGGATCCCGCCCCAGGCAGACCCGCCGCCACCGACCTTCTTCGCGCCGTGGCTGAAGGGCGACGGGAAGCCAAGACCCCAGGCGACCAACGACGAGCTGCTCGCGAAGTTCAAGCAGCTGACCGCACGGCAGGCCCACGCAACTCGAGACCGCAATGGCCCAGGGTAAAAGCGGAAGCGACGTCCTCTTCGGGATCGGCGTCGACACCGGTGCCATGCGCATCGGTTTGCGCGACGCCGAGCGGGACCTGTCTGTCACCGCGAAGCAGATGAAGGTCCACCTCGAGGGGGTGGGCAAGCCCATCACGTCGATAGGCACTCTCTTCGGGAAGATCGGTGTCGACGGATCGGCGGCCTTCGGGCGGATCGGCGGCAGCCTTCAGCAGGTCGCGACGATCGCCGGTTCGATCGCCACCGGCGGCCTGGCCAGCGCGCTTGGCGCGACGATCTTTGCGGTGGGCGGCGCCGTCCTCTCGAAGGTCGAGGAGATGGAGCGGGCAGGCGCGCAGCTCAAGGCGCTGAACGCCGAGTTCGGGATCACGAAGAAGGACGTCGACGCCGTCGAGGCGGCGATGAGCAAGGCCGGCCTCTCCATCGATCGGATGGCCGCGCAGCAGATCTCCCGGCTCGCCAAGGAGGCAGGGATCTCCTCGGAGGAGGTCGCAGGCCTCACGGGCCGGATGAAGCAACTTGCCACGCTCGACGGGCTCGATCCGGTGGCGGCTGCGCAGAAGGTCTTCGACGCCTACACCGAGGGCGCGAAGAAGACAAAGGAGGTGGTCGAAGCGGTCCTGAAGTCGATCGCGGGCCGGACGACCGCGGCGTCGTCAGAGATGCAGGCCCTCAGCGATCGGTCGGAGGACGCGAACAAGCGTCTCGAGAAGGCCGAGGCCACGCTCAAGTCCCTCCGGGCGGAGCTCGCCGGCGCGAGGAAGGACCAGGCCGACGCATCGGCGCTAGCGGCGGCCGCTCCGGGCACCTCCACGATCTCGGCGCTGCGTACCGCAGCGGAGCGCGTCGACGCCCTCAAGGTCTCTATCGCCAAGACGAAGAAGGAAGCGGCGAGCGCCGAGAAGGAAATCAGGACCCTCTCCGAGACCGCCGCGAAGGTCGCCGACCAGGAGAAGGCGGACAAGATCCTGAAGGAGGCCGAGGCACGGAAGAAGCGCGCGGAGCAGATCGCGAAGGAGGCGGCCGCCCGCGCCAAGGCCCGCGTCGCCGCGTCCTTCGAGACCAACATCACCGTCGCAGTCGCCGCTCGGGATGAGGAGGGCGCGGCCGTGGCGCGCCTCGCCCAAGCCCTCGCCCAGCTCGAGCAGCGTCGGCGCTCCGGGCAGATCTCCGACGCCGACGCCGCCAGGCAGGCCAAGGCCCTCGCGGCGCAGAACCAGGAGGCCGTCGACGCAATCACCCGGCAGATGGTGGCGCAGCAGATGGACGCCACGCTCGGGCTGCGGCAGGCGGAAGCGGAGCTCGCGAGGGACGCGGTCGCCCAGGCGAAGGCGCGGGCGGACGGCACCCTCGAGCAGATGCGCCGCCAGCATGACGAGCAGACCCGCCTCGCCCAGACGACGGCGACTCGAATCGCCGAGCTCGAGGCGAAGGCGGACGGCGAGCGCACGGCCGCCGAGGCCGCGGAGCTCGAGCGCCTGCGCCGACTCCACGAGCAGCGCGTCGGCATCGCCGAGACGACCGCCCAGCAGATCGCGGTCGCCGAGCGCCAGGCAGCACAGGAGATCGATCGCATCCGGCTCGAGCAGCAGCAGCGGTCCGAGGACTACGACCGGCAGACGGCCATGATCACGGCCCAGCTGAAGGAGGACCGAACCGCGCAGCTGCGCCTCGCCGCCGACCAGGAAATCGCCGAGGTGCAGCGCCTCGAGGACCAGAAGGTCATCACCGTCGAGCAGGCCGAAGCGCGCAAGGCGGCGATCCGGGAACGGCTCCAACGGCAGACCGCGGATGCCGCCAAGCGCGACACGCAGGTGGCCTTCCAGGCGGGGACGGACTTCGCTCAGCGCTTCGCGCAGGGCCTTGCGCGAGGCGCGAAGAAGGAGGAGACCGCCACCGACTCGTTCATCCGGATCTTCTTCGGGCTGGCAAAGCTCGCTATCGGCGCGTCCTCCGGGAACCCGATGGCGGCGATGAGCGGCTTCATGGACATGCTCGGGTTCGCCGAGGGCGGGCAGATCGGTGGCCGCCGGCACTACGGTGGAGCTTTCGCCGACGGTGGATCGATCGGCGGACGCTACGTCCGCGGGCCGGGGACCGGCACGTCGGACGACGTGATCATTCGGGCGAGCAACGGGGAGTTCGTCTCGACGGAACGGGCAGTCCGGCGGTTCGGCATCAGGTTCTTCGAAGGGCTGAACCGGGGTGTCCTCGACGTCGGCGCCCTCCCGCGCTTCGCTGGCGGAGGAGCAATCGGACCCACCGCGCCGATCGCCTCCGCGGCGCCGACAGCCTCAAGCGTCACTCTCGAGCAGAACGTCCACTTCCTCGGGTCGATCATGAGCCGGGAGATCCTGATGCGCGAAATGGGGCCGGCCCTCCGGCAGATGGCGATCGAGGCCACGTCGAACATCGTCCGCCAGCTCGGCCTGCAGCCGGGCGCTGTGGCAGCGAGGGGATGACGTGCCCGCTGGATTCTGCACGACCAACGTCCTCGCGAGCGTCGGCGCCTGGCGTTCGGGCACGGGCACCGGGCCTGCGCCGGCGAACACGGTTGCCACGGATCCGGCCTTCCCGCCGCGCAACCTTGCCACCTACCGAGCGGGGAAGGTCTGCCGATTCAAGGTGAAGGCCTCCGGCGTGATCGAGGCGGACCTGCCGTCGGCGTACATGGTCGACACCGTCGCGCTTCTGAACCACAACCTGCACCCCGGCGCCGACGTCAAGCTGTCGATGTCCAACTCGCCGGCTGGGCCCTGGGAGACCGTCCCGATCACCCTTTACGTGGACTCGTGCTGGATGCCGCTGCCGGCATCGGTGTCTCGCAAGCACTTCCGCCTAGTGATCGCGAACGCCATGACGGTGGACGGCCGACCGGTTCAGATCGGCGAGTGGATCCTGGGGGTGCGGCAGACGCTGCCGCCTTTCGTTTGGGGCTCCGAGGACGGGGACGACGTGATCGACTCATACCTCGAGACCGACTTCGGCTTCCCCGTCGCGCACTACCTTTCGGAGCGGCGGACGTTCCGAGGCGCGTTCATCGGCGCCTTGCCCCAGGTGGACGCCGACGTCGTCGCCGACCTGAAGCGGAGCGTGCAGGGAAGGGTGAAGCCGTTCCTCTTCCTGCCGGACCTCGCGGACCGATCGGTGGCGATGCTCGGGCGGTTCGCGTCCGGCTCACGTTCGCGCGCCCGCGTCCTTCCCGGCCGCTCCGGCAAGGTCGACTTCCACTTCCTCGAAGATCCCTTCGGCAAGACCGGAGCCTGAAATGATCGCTTCCCTCGACGAGCTCGCGTATGCCCTCGGGCGCGCGCAGTCGTTGCCGTTCCGCAAGGCGTCGATCGCCACGATCGCCGACGGCTACTCCAGCCTCTTCCTCGTCGCCGGGCAGCCAGGCCCCGCCGCAGTGCCCGCGACCCTCGCCGGCGAGTTCCCGACGAACCTGTCCGCCGGCGCGTTCCGGTTCGCGGATCCGCTCGGCGCCGAGCAGCTGCAGCTCGCCCGAGTCGCGCACGTGGGCTCGGTCCCGGCCTGCCTCGTCCTCTACGACCGCATCTGGCACAACGCGGTCTCGCCGAGCTCCATCGCGAAACAGGCGATCGCCTTCCCCACCGGCGCGCAGCGGTACGCCGACGGCGCCGGCGTCGAGCTCTGGGCGGAGATCTACGCCGCCCTCGGCAACACCACGGCGGCGAGCTGGACTGCGGACATCATCGACCAGGACGGGAACGCGACGGTCGCGTCGCTGTCCTACGGTGCGAGCGGCGCCGCCGGCCGCATGATCCCCTTCAACCTGCCGGCAGGCGTTTCCGGGGTGCGGGCGGTCTCGTCCTTCCAGACCACGGCGTCGCACGTCTCCGGCGCGATGGGCCTCGTCCTGGTGCGGCGCCTGGCGGAGATACCGGTCGCCGTCGCCGGCGTCGGTGTCGCCCA